CTACAACCCCCCTACACGCACACAGAAGGCTTCTGAAGCTCCACAAAGACCGTCGCAAAGCCAGCAACGGAATGAGTCTGGCACTCAACCGGCGCCCCGCAGAAGCGCTCCTAGCCGTTCTTCATCGCCTTCACGTCAACAAGCCCCTACCAAGCCCTCAACAGTCAACCAATCAGTTGAAAAGGTCTCCGAATCCTCTCAAGTCAGTGGTATTGGCCCCGTTATAGACGGTCAGTCCTACGCCAGCAAGAAGCTCAGCATCCAAGAAACGCTCCGTGAGCTTCGTGAGATGCGTAAGCGTTCGCAAGAACGTCAAAACAAAGGGAAATAGCCCCAATGAAACCACCCATCATTGTCACAGGCTGTCAACGTAGTGGTACTCGTATTGCAGCAAGAATCCTTGCTGATGATTTTCAGTTGCAATATGTCGATGAGTTTGAAGCAGACTTCCATAACCTTCAAACAAACACTATTGTTCACAGCCCTCTGGCTCTTCATGGCTACATTGAAACCTATTACACATACCCTGGAGTCCATTTTGTAGGCGTCATTCGTGACCCTGCAGAAATTATTGCCAGCATGAAGCGCATCAAGTGGCTTCAAGGTGACGTAAAAGGGTGGGAATCCTTCCTGCCCCACTACGTTGGCCATCAATTACGACTCTGGAAGCTGCTAAAACAGGAACTGCCACAAGAATCATGGAGTGAGATCCAGTACGACTCCTTGAAAAGCCACCGTTTGTTTGTGGACAAGGAAGACCGGAAAGAGTTCACGTCTCTTCAGTGGAAATTTGAACAACCAGAGGGGCCTAGGTTTTGGGATAAGAACCGTGAGTGCCTGATTGAACATCAAAACTCTCTCAAAGGCCCCTAGAAGCTCCTATAAAACCTTTATTTATCCATTTAGGTATATTCTATCGTTAATGCCTACAAAACGCCGTACAGAGGCGTCTAGCGGCAACTCCGTATTAACAGCTCTGCAGGAGGACTTCAAACTCTTCCTGCAGGCTCTTTGGAACCAGCTGGATCTGCCCTCCCCAACACGAGCCCAATATGCCATTGCTGACTATCTTCAACACGGTCCTAAGCGTCTCCAGATTCAAGCCTTTCGTGGGGTGGGTAAATCCTGGATTACTGGCGCTTTTGTGCTTTGGACTCTTTTTAATAATGCCGAAAAGAAAATCATGATCATCTCGGCTTCCAAGGAACGAGCCGACAACATGTCAATCTTCCTTCAGAAGCTGATCATTGAGACACCTTGGCTAGCTCACCTCAGGCCTAAAAGCGACGAGGCTCGCTGGTCCCGGATCTCGTTTGACGTGAACTGCTCACCTCACCAGGCCCCCTCCGTTAAATCGGTGGGTATCACCGGTCAGCTGACTGGTTCACGTGCTGACCTGATGATTCTTGACGACATCGAAGTTCCCGGTAACTCGATGACGGAAATGATGCGTGAAAAGCTGCTTCAACTCTGTACAGAGGCTGAATCAATTCTGACACCCAACGAAGACTCAAGGATTATGTACCTTGGGACACCGCAGACCACTTTCACCATCTACAGGAAGCTAGCCGAACGGAATTACCGCCCGTTTGTTTGGCCTGCTCGATACCCACGCAAACTGTCTCAGTACGAAGGGTTGATTGCACCACAGCTCCAAGAAGACATCGATATGGGTGCCAATGCTTGGGAGTGTACTGACCCAGATCGGTTCTCCAATGAAGATCTGCTGGAGCGGGAAGCAGCAATGGGACGCAGCAACTTCATGCTGCAGTTCATGCTTGACACGAGTCTTAGCGATGCAGAGAAGTTTCCACTTAAATTTTCTGATCTGGTTATCACGTCTGTTAACCCAACTCAAGCGCCTGATTCTGTTGTCTGGTGCAGTGATCCTCGTAATGTCCTCAAGGATCTGCCTACGGTTGGCTTGCCGGGTGATTACTTTTATTCCCCCATGCAACTCCAAGGTGAGTGGGGACCATACGCTGAAACGATCTGCTCGGTTGACCCATCGGGTCGTGGTACAGACGAAACAGCAGCCACGTACATGAGTCAACGCAATGGGTTTCTCTACGTTCACGAAATACGAGCGTATCGCGATGGTTATAGCGACAGTACACTTCTTGACATCCTTCGTGGGTGTAAGCGGTACAATGTATCAAAGCTACTCATCGAAACCAACTTTGGTGACGGCATCGTCGGAGAGCTGTTCAAAAAACACCTTCAACAGACCAAACAACTGATCGACGTTGAAGAGGTCAGAGCTAACGTCCGCAAAGAAGACCGAATCATTGACGCCTTAGAGCCGGTGATGAACCAACACCGACTTATCATTGATAAAGGGGTTGTGGAGTGGGACTATAACTCCAACAAAGACGACGCTCCAGAGAAACGACTTCTGTACATGCTTTTCTATCAGATGAGTCGGATGTGCAGAGAGAAGTTTGCCATCAAGCACGACGACAGACTTGACTCTCTTGCTCAAGGGGTCAAGTACTTCACCGACGCTATGGGCATCTCAGCCCAAGAAGTCGTCAACCAAAGGAAGAGAGACGACTGGAGTGACATGCTAGAAGCTTTTGTGGACGATCCTCAAACTGCCACAAACCATCTCGTTTTAGGGATGGATCTTGACCAAAGAAGACAGGCAAGAGGATTCTCCAAAAGTGGTGTCCCTACTTGGGTTTAGCTTGATCCCGGGTGTATACAGGGGGAGAGAAGGGTGGACTCTCCTCCTGGGAGAGGGGGAAGACAATCATTCCCCTTCTCTTACTACTGTGAAACGCAAGTCGAAGACTTGGTTACACCCGTGAAAGGGGAAGACAACAAAGACACATCTCCACTAACTCACCCAACTGAACTGAATCCCGTGAAACGCTCGATGGAACCACCCCAGCCAACACGGAACGAAGCAAGACGAACGAAGTGAGGATGCGTAGTGGAGTCCTAACCATCCCTCGTTACTACTGATACTACTGTTAGTACTAATGAGTAGAACCTATAGAACTAACCCTACCTACATCTGGAGAGCACCTAAGACCTTCAATGAACTCAAACAACAGTTCTTTGATGATGAAGGTTACACAGTAAAGACTAGGCATCGTTATATCCCTACTTTGTATGACGACATCCACATCTCTGCTTATCAACAACTAGACCACCACCAATGACTCATACCGCCCAACTCGTCCACATCACGCCTGACGCTGAACAACTCATTGCCTATATGGCTAGGGTGTCTAACCCCTCTAATCAATCAAACACTGAGACCAGTGCTCGTCTGATTAAATACCTTATTGACCACCAACACTGGTCACCGTTTGAGATGGTGAACATGTGTGTCGAGATTAATACCACCAGGAGTATTGCAGCACAGATCCTTAGGCATAGGAGCTTTAGCTTTCAAGAGTTTAGTCAGAGGTATGCAAAAGTTGCAGTAAATCCCGTTATTCCTGAACTACGTCGGCAAGATCATACAAATAGGCAAAACAGTATTGATGATCTGAACCCTTCCATGAGAGAGTATTACGAAGGGTGCATCAAGGAGATGTTTCGGCAACAGATAGACCTGTACAATGATTTGATCGAAGATGGTGTCGCTAAAGAGTGTGCACGAGAAGTGCTTCCCCTAGCAACTCCAACCCGTATGTACATGAATGGTACAATCAGGTCGTGGCTGCATTATTGCGATCTTAGGACCAGTAATGGTACGCAAAAGGAACACCAACTAATTGCAACTCAGGTTCAAGACATCCTTTATCAACACCTGCCTACTGTGTGTGAGGCGATGTGGAGCAAGAGTGGTTATTAAAGACACCTAAAAGAGCCTAAAAGACGCTTGCAAGTGTCTCTATGTGGAATTTATCCAAAGTATATTTAGAGGCCCCTTGTAGAGGCTTCTAGATAGCTCTCAAGGATGTACGCAATTAAGTTACTTAGTGATCTGCCTTCAAAATCAGCTTTGTCGATGAGGGACTGGTGGGTCTGCCAGTTCAACGTGGCGGTGATTCTGACGGGTTTTCGGGTTAGTAAGTTAGTCTTTGGTGACAGATTTCCCTTTTGTGGAAGGGTGAGAGAAGATAGGGTCATCAGTTCAATCCTTGGTTGAGCTGGTCGGGGTCAGGAGGGTAGTGTCCTCGCTGGCCCACCCCTATCATATGACTACGGGTGTGGATGGATAAGCGGTGTGCAGCAAATGTGCTGTAAAAGATTTTGGCAGAAATTTGTTAAGGGTATTACCGGTCTTGCGGGGACGCAAAACCCCCCGTGCCCCCCTTATTTGCCTGCGCTAGATATGCAATCTGGGCGATATGACTAGGGTTTGGGCATGTTGTCGGTGTTGATGCTGTGTGATAATGATTCTCATTCTATGACCAGGGGTCATGCGATCTGTCTGGGCTTCTGGTGACACTTGAGCTAGTGGCACATACCCTCTCGACAATTCCATCCAGTTGCGGATACGATGCACTCATGCAGCGAAAGGGCTGCGGCACCTAGCAAACCGAATAAGGGCATGCAGCATGGGTCCGACGGTGTGACCCATTAGCGGACCGTGAGGACGGTTGAAAACACACCTTGCAGACTAGCTATCTGCAGCTGAGCCCATACCAGCACCTATTCTATCCATTCATGCATACCTATCAAGTTTCCTACCGCGTATGCACGTCCTACGGGATGACATACGTTGACGCCGACAACATCAAGGACGCAACGCAGTTGGCACGTATGGTGTGCCCTGCTGGTTGCATTATCCAATTCATTCACCAACTTGAGGACACTCAAACATGGCCCAACTAACTGACATTAATCGGGTGATCTTTCCCGGTTCAACCGTTGTATTTCAACGTACAAACATTG